ACTGGCACTTCCACCAGATAAAACTACAGAATCTCTGTATACAAGGTCTGCTCTTGGCCCCTCAATACAAGCGTGTGAGAGCGTATGGGTAGTATTCATACTTGGTAAGGGATGCGGTATACGGAAAGTCTTAGTTCCAGCAGTCAGTTCGCCACCAACGGCTACGTCTTCCCCATCACACTGGATAGCATAATTGGTATGGATAGTGGCGTTAGAACTGATGTAGTATTTGTTGTCTGCTCCCCTTACCCCTGCTTGGAAGTGGAGTACCTGTCCTGAACCACCATCGTTCTCGTAATATTGGATAGCTCCTACGCCAGTGTTTCCTGCCTCAAGTCTGATATATGGATTTCCACCATTTGAAGCAAAGCGAAAGGAGTCCAATCCTTCAGTCGTGAGCGTCACCACATCTGCCGCACTTTCTCGCATATATGTATTATCAGACGCATCATCAGAAAAATAAAATTTATCTCCCTGGGATGCTAAAAAGATGCTAGTGCCACGAAGTGTTCCAGTAGTCGCTATAGTTGATGTGGTCGATATTGATCCAAATCCAGAGGCGATAGATCCAGTTGCTAAAGCACCGACTGCCGTAATCTGGGTCTGGCTGGCATCGACAGCCAATACGCCAGACGTAGCAGTTATACCAGATCCAGCTACTGCGGTCATCAGGTCAGCTATCGTTTCACGTTCCACATTGCCTGAAGTTGCATTCAAAAATGCAAAGCTATCATCTGCCACAGTGATGGCTCCAGCACTCATAGCAGAAGTGTCGAAGTCTAGTGCTAACGTAACAGCAGGACCGCCACCATTTGTAGCAGTTATTCCACCTGTTGAAGTTCCATTGACAGACTCAACATCTCCAGTAGTAGGTGCCGCCCAGGTGGGTACTCCCGAAGCCAGAGTTAAAACTTCTGTATCCGACCCTTTAGCTAGTTTAGTCAAAGTCGTTGCCCCACTAGCGTAGAGAATATCTCCTGCTGTATAGCTGGCAAATCCAGTTCCACCCTTGTTCACAGCAATTGTATCGGCAGACCATGTTCCTGTTGCTACTGTTCCCAAGGTCGTGATTGAGGTTTGACCGACATAAGTAGAAGCAATGTCTACATCATTAGCATTGACTGTGATTCTATCTGCTGTGCCGATCACATTTAGTGTAACATCACCACTGGTTCCACCCCCTGTCATTCCTGCACCAGCAGTAACTCCAGTTATATCACCAACAGTTGGAGATGCCCAACTGGGTACTCCCGAAGCCAGGGTTAGGACTTGTGTGTCAGATCCTTTAGCTAATCGGGTAGGAACGCCTGAAGCCCCATAATACAAGATATCACCTGATGTTCCATCTTCCATCTTGGCGAGTGTTATTGCGTTATCTGCAACTGTAACTACACCACCAGCAGTCATCGTCACATCGCCTGATAGTGCAAATTCTTGGGCATCTCCAGATGAATCGCCTATCCAGATTTTAGTGTTGGCTAATGGTGATCCAGTGGTGTCATGGGTATACCATTCCAGGGTTACTTCATCTGGATCTCCAGATGTGTCGATGGATGCAACTCGTAGAGCCTGTCCAGCCGTTGTAGAAGCCGACGTAGCTGGATAACAAAGTGCATAGCTCGCACTGACTACATTTGGAGCACAGAACTGGACATAAGCACTTTTATCAGCATCCTGTACCCGAAGCACCTTGGTCAACAGATGCTCTGCGTCTACGGCCCCAGTGAAGAAGACATCATCCGTTCCGTCACCGACATAGAAGACCACACCATTAGTACCACCGCCATCTACATTTGTGGAGTTCAACTCAAACTGTGTATTACTAGCGTCATAGTTCAACCAATAATCGATACCTGTCCCAAACTCGATAGTCCGATCATCGCTCAATCTAATCTGATCCAAGGTGAAGCTACTGCTTGATATATTTTGATTATTGATGAATAGGGAGACCGAAGTACCAGTGACTGTGAACATATTATCGAGATAGCCCAGATCGTCATTCAGATAACCACCCCAGTTGTTAGTATCACTCCCGACTACGGGAACTTTCAGTCCTAAATTTGTTGTTGTTGTAGGCATAATTTTATCCTAGTGGCCGTGATCGCATTCGTAGTGACGATCCTGTATGCATTTCTCTCTCTCCTTGGAGCTTCAGTTCGTTCAGAGCCTTGTCCAGTCGTGCATTCCACATCGGCATCCTCTCATCGTTCATCAGGTAGGGAAATGCCTCGACTAATGTTCCAAAGAGATAGATGTCGGGGTTGTTGGTCAACAGCCAATTCGTTGTGTCTGAATCACTCAGTGCAGGAATCTTTGTGTAGTAGACAATCGAAGATGTGTAGGTTGCGTCTGGTGAGGGCAATAACTCTATCTGGTTAGTGCTTCCACCGATAACTGTGAAATAGGCTGGACGGCCTGTACTATTTGAACTTCGTCTTTCTGCTATCTCTTCTGGCGTTAAATATTCCAGGGTAATTTGTGGGCTTACATCCACGACAATCCTAATAACCTCTAATGTGTCAGTAGGTAAATTGACATATCGACCATCAAGTGAGTAATCGTCCTTTTTGGTTATCATCTGACGATTACGAATCGTGCGATTAAATGTAGACTCAGCAAGATCAATGAACTCAGGAATACGAGCCGTTAAGTCAGTTCGATCTAGCCAATTCGCTGTTGCTGTTTGTAGCTCTGCATAGGTTGATATTGCCATTAGACTCTACCTGGCCTCGTTCTGAATACTTTATTGTCGGGATCATTCAGCCATTTCTTGATTACTCTTTGATCCTTAAAGTTATTCGATATTTTTGCTAGTTTGTGGTAGATACTCATGGGTATAGAAGCAATATGATGCTGATCTCCTTTCCAATTCGCACGTTCATCTACTTGATTAAATTTCCCCTTATTGGCTTCCACTATATCACCAACGTCCTGTACAGTTTCTAGTGCATATTGTTTAGTAGATTCATCATAATGAAACCACTGCGTTGTTTTTGTTAATGGATCATAATCAAGTATTTTTTTCATTAGTTCCTGCCTATTAGGGTGAGGGCTAATGCCCCCACCCCTTTAGGGTTAAGATTAGGTTATGCTGCTGCTTTAATTCCAGCGACAACACCATGAGCAGCTTCGTTGTTAACTTGAAGCCCCCATTCAGTTAGTGCCATACGCTTGTCGGCATCACCAGTCTTGGCCAATGCTTCAATAGTGTATGGACGTAGTGTAGCAATCTTGACTTCATCAGGATCGATCAAGAAAGCCCAATCGTTATACACTGCTGAACCAGCGTCCTTCACTGTAGTGAAGAAGCGATTTGGTACAACAGACAAATTACCGAAGTCGCTGACATAAATGTCTGCTGCTCCGATGATTACGGACGGCTCTGCACCATCCACATTGTAACGGCTGGAAGCGATTCCTGAGAATCCACTCACAACAGTTTTGTTGTAAGGACTTACCATCAACATCGATGGCTCGCCACCACTGGTAAACGTCTGTTGCATAACACTTTGCAACATTGCTTCTGTAAACGCTGTGGGGGTTCCGAAATTCTTCCAAACCTTGTCTGCACCCGTTGGGGTTGAACTCCCACTATAGCTAGGTGCGGTTACGTTAGTGGAATATTGATTAGTGTAAAGCCAACCAGGTAAACCAGCAGTTACTCTTGCTGTTCCAGATGACCCAACCACAGCACCCACTCCATTGAGTAGTGCTGCTTTTTCCACATTCCTTTTTAATTCTTTTGCTGCTTTTGCTGCTTGATAACCTACCTCAGAAGCACGACCAGCCGATAATACTCTCTGTTCAGTACCTGAGATAATGAAATCACGCATATTGATCTGACAGTAATTGCCCATACGATCTGTAGCAGTTACTGCTGTGAAGGTTTCTAAATTGTTACCTTCTATGGTAGCGGATGCATCTGCGTCTGCCAAAGCATCAGTCTGCCACTCAAAGTAGGTATTATCAGCATCTCTCGTTCCGACATTACTCTGGAACGGAGTCTGCGTTGGACTTATATCAGCGATCAAATCAGAGAGGTCTTCCCTGATCGCATCGTCGTTATAAGTCTCAAAAGTTGTTGCTAATGGATTTGCCATTGTTCTGTTCTAGTTCCTTATAGTTATTCCGTGAGCAACGCACCAAGAAGTGAAGCAGCATCATGGACCTTCCCAGTCTGCTTTAGCTTCGCCCTCTGGGCCTTTGCTTTACGGCCACGCATCTGTTGGCTTATTTGTTTGCCACCAGGTTTTGCGTTTTTGATTTTAGATTTGACCGATTGAACCTTCTCACCATTTACAAGTTGGTTGTATCTCCATGCATCACGAAGAACCATCAAGGCTCTGTGATCATAGATCGTATCTAGTTCTTCTCTAGAAAAACCTACAGAAGCACCAAATTCTGCCAACGCTCTTTGCTCATTAGATTGAACATTGCTATCGGACCATTCGGGAATTTTCTCCAACACCAAGGCACGTTCTGATTCCAATCTTTGACCCAGTTCTTGCTGATTTTGATCATGCAAAAGTTGCTGCACCCTAGATTGTTCAATTTGTACTGCTTGGATCTGTGCTTGCCGATCTCTCTCAAGTTGTTTTTCCTTCAACCATTGAACGGGGTTATCCTTTTCTAATTGGTCCCAATCAATGTTCGGCTGCCGTGCAGATTCCATTTGCTGTTGAAGTTCTGCTAGAACATGAGAATACGCCTCACGTTCCTGCTGAACAGCCTGGGCATTGGCTTCAAATCCTCTACGTTCTTCAGCTAATGCTTGGCTCTTCTGTGTAAATGACGATCCTCGTTGGTAGCCTGAGATGAGTTCATCCAGTGGTACTTGCATCTCTTTGCCGTCTACTATTACTCGGTAGGATGCACTATCACTTTCTAATTGTTCTTCATCAGGCCCATCGTAATCTCCATCTACTTCTTCTGAGTCTTCGTAGGACTCAGCTTCGATGGCCTCTTCTTCGATGCCATCTTCTAGCTCAGATTCGGAGTTCTGCTCCTCTTCTTGAGGTTCTGCGTATTCTCCTCTGAGCATTGCGGTGAGACTATCTTGTATCTCTCCTGCGGTTCGTCTGCGAGGACGCTCACTCCCATGAGCCTCATGGTCTAAGACCTCTGGCTCACTTGGGTTGGTGACAGTTTGTTCGCTCACGATTTCCTTCCTCTTTTAGATTTTGAAACTTTGCGAGATTGCTCCATAGCCCAATCGCCTACCAGGGTACGGAGTCCTCGCACGATCTCATCAAGACCTTTGCCTTGCATATATAAATTCTCTCTAACGCTTACTTCATTTAAGTCTGTCAGCGTCCATTGTGCAACTATATTCTCTCTAGTCTTTTTTAAAACCTCGACAAATACTGGATCTTCAAGGATCTCTTTTGCCCTACGACCTTTCTGCTCTGGCGATAACTCAGACATCACCAACCTCTTCCTTGATCGTGGCTCTTAATATTTCAAGGTTAGCATCATCTTCAAATTGTTTTTCTCGTAATGCTAAATCACCAGCTATTCTTGTGGTTTCACGCTCGTCTAGCATTTGAGCTTTCGCAGCGTCAAGTTGTAATTTTTCCTGGTCAATAGCAGTACGAGCTTGGATGTCAGCCATCTGCACCTCTGCCAACTGTTCTTCTGCTGTTGGTTTCGGTGGTGGTGGTGGTGGTGGTTCGTAATCAATCGGTAATGGTTTGAAGAATTGATTTGAATCCTTGAACCCACTCACTTCCAACATCTTAGTTAATGTATTTCTTATTTGGCCTAATCCTACTAATGGATTGTTTGGCCCCATCTTTTCCAGAATCTCCTGCTGTCGTAATGCAATCTGATTAAGAGTGCCTAAACGCTCATCCGTCATACCAGAGCCAAGTCCAACATTTGTAGACACATCCATTGTAGAATCCCAAACTCTAGGATCTATCGGAGTCCATTGATTACGGAGCCTAACCATTCGTTCCTGATCTTGATGTTCAATAATGAGTCGTAACAAGCCTTTGAACAATGGTTTGAATCCTGTCTCTGCAAACAAACGAGCAATCATTTCTAGGCGTTGTTCTGCACCTTTCATCGTAGCAGTGACTGCTGCTCTCGTTGTAGACTGTAGTACGTCTGGGTCCAGTCCTTGTGATGCACCACTCTGTCCAGTTCTCGATGACTTCATTTGATCGAGATATTCCATCATTGGAAATGCTTCTCTACCGAGGAAGGGTACATTCAACTGTTGTACCATACCTGGTGCTCGCATCCTAATGATCGAACCAACTTCTGGATTTAAGACATCATCAATATCGACCTGGCCCTCTACTACTCCAGTTCGTGGATATAGTGCAAATGACAAGCTATCAAGCATACCTCTAAGCACTGCTGATTTTACACGTTGAATATCCTTAGTCATATCTGCAACATCAGAACCAAAGAACACATGAGGTTCTGGATCACAAGCAAACACAGCAAACGGAATGCTATCAATAGGTTCGTTATTTACCAAATGATAATTCGATCCCACTGTACAAACACGCCTCAGTTCTGCCAAACCATCTCCGTCATAGTCTACATAGCAGTAGGCTTCTACATAAAGAACTCTGCGTTGATTGTATGTCGATAGTGGTCCTGGCATCGTGCGATCTGGATACCTTGCCCAATATTCATCATTATCAGTAAATGCTACCTCATCAGACAAATAGTCATCTAGCATATCCTTGTCATAGCCCATAGCTACCAGATCACTCACTGTAGCCATCGTCCTATGACCTACGACCTGTGCATCATCAAGACTGGTTGCAGCCGAGTCTACAAAAAATTCTTCGGGTGGCATTGTCTCAACACGCACACGATTTCTTTTACGTTGACGTTTTATTTCGACATCAAAAATCATAGGTGGTTCCATACCCTGTGCTACCATCATCTGTACCTGTTCCTCTGGTACATTAGGGTCTGGTATTGATTCCACAGAAACTGCTTCTATGTCTTCTTCTTCTAGAAGTAAACCAAGAGTTGCCTGATCTAATCCCTCAAAGCTGTAAGTATGCACTTCAAGGGAATCGTCCCATGACCACTTTACGATACCGCCTTTATTGACCAGTGCATCCTTGAACACACTGTAAAATATTCCTACAGAATCATTATCTTCACGCAATATATAATTCACATAATCTGTAGCCTGTTCTGCCGTTGCTACATCTTCGGGTCCACGGGGTACAAACTCCACCATGTTCTCTGCACCAAAAAATACTCGCATCAATGATGGAAGCATCGCCTGTACACTATCACGCACATCTCTGCTGACTACCTGACTACGCCCATCTACCTCATTACCAAAAGGATCACCATTGTAGTAACGAGTAGACTCTGCCCTAAGTGGGCTGATGTCATCATCAATAAATTGGATAGCGTCTTCTATGTATTGGCGAACTACAGTTTGTAGCTCACCCTCTGTCATGCCTATACCAGCTTCGGTTTCAGCTTCGTCTATATACGCCAAATTATACCACTCTTTTAAAAGTTAGCTTTACGAAACTACTCTTATTCTCCCTAATGTTCAACAGGGTCTAGGGGCAACACCCGTGTTGGAGGGAGACACCTTTGTTTATTTAAGTCAGGCTACCACGCCAATAATAGCCGTAACCCCCTAGACGATTCCTGCTAAATCTCTTTTTAGTTTGCCCATTCTTCTGCCAGATCTACCCCCTATAGCAGTACCAGCATCGGACGCAAAGGTCAATACAAACGCATCCGCTGCATCAGGACTAGCAACACCACGCTTCTTCAAATCTGCTTTCGATTCTATCTTCACCTTACCACTAGATGTGTAATTATATCGCAATGTTGTAAGTTCAGATTTAAGTCGATCATCTTTAGGAAGTCGTACATCACGACCTTCCAACCAACCTTTAGCCTTATACCACAATTCTGCCCGAAGGTTCAGATAAGTCTCACCCATTGCAGGGCTTTCCGACACATTAATTGCATAAGCTGGTAAGCCAAGCTCTCTGAGTCTATCTGCTACACCAGCACCAAGTCCTATTGCGTCCACAAAAATTTCTTGGGGTTTCTCAGATGCTGTATCATACTCTGCTTTAATCGCACCTGTAAGCTGCATAGTATCTAAACCACGCCAGAGTCTAATCGGTTCAGTAATCGCATTGCCTTTACGTTTACACAAAGCAGATGCATCAGCCCCAAATCGTGCTACGTCTACTCCCCATACAATTGGAGAATATTGAGTGGGAAGTACATCACGATTAATTGCATTATCCGTTAGCTCCATGCTAATGACTGTATCATCATCGCCTTTTGGAAATTCTCCGAGTACACGAACACGATAGGTATTAGATTCTTCGCCATATCGTAATCTACATTCTTCGATGTACTCATCTGACACTCGTTTCGTTGTTTCGCATGATACATGAAATGTAGTCCAGCGATCAGCTAACTTATGAAACGTATCATAGAAATATCCAGAACTTCTAACTGGGTTTCCAGCTAGAACCATCGAAGCGTGTAATGCACTCATGCTACCACCAGCAGCTTCATACACAGCCTCTGGCACACCACTAGCCTCATCACATATCAGCAAAACGTGTTCAGCGTGTACACCTTGCAGTGCATCGGGTTGTTCTGCTCTAGATGTTCTAGCAGATATGAAGTTACGCTCTGGATCTGATGTAAGCTCTATACGATCAGCCCGAACTGTAAACATTTTTGTAAATGCTTTTATGGGTGATTGTTTTAGCCATGCTTTTGCTTCAGGCAACAAAGCATCATGTAGCTGTGCAGATGTTGGTGCAGTAATCACAACCTTTGCGTGATAGTGACACGAAATCCACCATAGTGCTAACCAAGACAAGCAAGAGGTCTTACCGACTCCATGACCAGACCGAATAGAAACTCCACGATCACCATTAGCGACAGCAGACATTACTTCAGATTGCCAATCATCTGGCTGGGCATCTAACATTTCAGTGACAAATAATGTCGGATCTTTTCGACACTCTTCTATGAGTTTATCGAGATCCATTTAATATTCCCTTTGGGATTAAAGGTGGTCCAATAGTTGGACCTAATATTCTTTCATTTTTGGTATCGTACCATTGTCCATTCTGTCGGATAATTCTATTGGGATGATCGTCATCCTTGAAAGCAGAAGGCCAGTGAAATGCCTCGTCATCTAGTGGACTATAACCTACCTTCCATGCACCACGATAGTCGTACTTATGCAATGCGTGATCTGGGTCTGGATCTAAATTAAGATGAGAGGATATGTTTCTATACCAAGATTGAAATTCCTGTTCCTCATTATCAGTGAGAGGAGTCCGTTGACGTTGTATTTGTTGCAGTTCTGATAAAAGCCCATTAGCCATTAATCCTGACCTAGTAAACCCTTAAATCCACTGAGTCCCCGTAACGGCTCTAGTCCTGCAATTGTAGCTAAAGTTCTTTGTCTACGTCTTGATGCCATTGCTGGCTGTTGCTGCTGCTGATAAGATGCTGGAAGCCTATAGGGGACACCTTGCCACGGCTGTGGTGTACCAGAATCAAACTCTTCCATGCCAGGATCATATTCATCTATTTTTGGTGCAAGGATATTATCCATTGCCTCTCTAATAAAGGATGCCTCACTAACCCTACGCTTTGCATTTCTACCTTCATTCAAGGAAGAATAACTTTCTATCGCATCAGCTATTCTATCAGGATCAAGGCTATCCACTGCATCCTGTAGTGTAGTCAAGGTTTTCATATTTTCTTCGCCAAAATTATAAGCTATAGAGACTAATGCAGCGTATATTGGTGTTGGCATCACAGACATATTTTCTTCTCCAAACACGTTATTAGCTGCTGGTATAAAATCCTCTCTTAGTCTTCGATCAATATCTCGATCTGCTTCTTCAATTGAGTATGGCATATTTTCTGTAACTGGTATTACAGTACCATCTTCAAGGGTTTTAGTATCACTGCCATAGCCAGCCCTGAACGCATTTACATCCCACTTAGCCATAGGTGCAAAGCTCTCATATTTTATTATCAAGTCTCTTGCAGCCTGGAATCGACTATCTTCGTATGGCGTATCTGTAACTACTTCTTCTACAACTTCTGATGAATCTACGGGCATACTCTCAGTATCAACCATATCTAATAAGCCAGCCATTTATTTCCCCGTGTTAATTTTCAAAGCTCGTAAATGTTTTCGTGCCATATTCAATGTTTCGTGACACTTGAGATTTACCCAGTTTCCTTTCTTCCTCTGAACTTGTACACACTTCCCTTTAAGGCGATACGGCATCTACACATCTCCCATTTGAACAGCAGACAACACTCTGATCTCCATACCAACAATTACTCATAGTCGCAGAACAGGCAAGAGCTATCAAGAGAAAAAGCAATACAACCAAGACTCTGGCTATCACTTCTTTTTCTTCAGAGATGGATACTTACCCTCAACACATCTTCTAATCCTAGCTTCTTCAGCATCAGTAGCAAACTGTGCTGCTCTTGCTAGTGCATTCCTAGCATGAGAAATGTCTGGGACAGGATATGTTCTGCCAGGACCACAAAAGGCACTGTCAGGTAACTTGTCTCTTTGCTTGCTCGTTAAGACGGCCATTAGCTCTCCTGAAGTATGGATGTCACCTAAATGTCAAACTTACCGAACCTACTTGTACCAGCAGTAGTAGGACGCTGATTCATGCCCAACAGTCTTCGGATTCGTTTAAGCTCTCCTGGAGTACGAGCACCACCCAAGGCTCGGTGTGCTGCACCACCAACTCTGGACAATTCCCCTTCAGTTGCTTGTGCTCCTAACATTCTTCGGTGTGCTTTACCACCAACTCTAGCTAACTCTAAGTTTCTCTTCCCTGGGCCATTCGCCATAATTCTTTTCCTTCTTGAAGTGTGGATGTTCCTCAAGAACTATACCACAGTATTCACAAGTAAGCCATAGTAGCGTAGGCTGCTGTCTATGCCCACAGGCTGTACAAGCTATGGGTTCCCTGTAACCTTCAATGCGTCTAGTCATAAGACCTCAACATATAGTTTTTATTGTTTTAACTGTTTACTTTATTTCCTACTGTTTTCCACACCCTACTTCCCAGCTATAAAATAATACAGGAAAAACTCGTTACAGTGCAAGGGCTTACGGGGTACACGGGGGTCTTCCAAAGGTGTCTTCCATACCAGAAACAAATATGGCCCTACTCTTCAGGCTTACTCAATAGCTTCTTAGCTTGCCACGGAAGTAACTTGATTCCACGCTTTGTAAAGTATCCCATTACAGACTCACCAGTCATAGAACCAGAACCATCCAATGCATCCGCAGCTTCACGCATTAACTGCCAATCCAATCCAGATAGAAACTTTGCACGGGATCGTAACTTCTCTGCTAACTCTCTATTACTCATAGTGCCTCCTATAGTTATTTCAAAATCGTATAGGATTTGGTCTAAGTCAAGTTGGTGTATGTGGGCCTGGTGCTGGACCCGCCCCCGTTCTTGGTTTAGGGGGGGGGCAAATTGCGAAGGCTTTATTGAGCAATTTGCACTACTGAGATAGGGCGAAGCCCCGTTGCTTTGGCTTTTATGTATATGGACGAGCGACTAGCGAGTGCTCTTTAGAAATTTTTTCAGCTAAAATAGTGATGACATATTGACAGGGTGTTGAGGTAGTGCCGATGTGGCAGATGCCACAATGGCTTGAGAATTATGCATAATTTGTGCATAGTTATGCTGTTGTTGGGAGTGCTGCTTAACGGCTTTTTGTTGAGCACACTCCCGTTTTTTGTTTTGCGATTTTCTCGGTTCAGTTGGTGCCAATCGAACCAGTCGAAACCAGTTCAAACCAGTTCAAACCAGTTCACTAAACTAGTTTAGTTGGTGACACTGATAAACGTTTCCCAGGCGTGTGGGTTTCTCTCTCTTTTTACTGTCTAAAAAGCTGTCCCAACACTCTCCCAACACTCTCCCAATTACCTCCGAATTACCTCGCCTGGTGTCTCTCCCTATATATAAGAAACTTCCCGGTGTGGCATATACCTCTGAATCCTGTTACAATAAAGGGTCACTAATTCAATAGTTTTTTACCTTTGGAGGATACACACATGACTAGACACGATCTGATCAATGCAGTAGTTGAGGCAATCGCAAAATTGGAAGATGCATACCAGGAAGTTTATTACCTGTCTAACCAGCTAGAGGCCGACTATGAGGATGACCCTGCCGAGTTCCTCACCAGACGCCAAAGGCTAGACTTTGAGAAGTTTCCTGATGCTGTGCTTGCCGACTATGCATCTAGCATAGAGGAAGTAGCTAGTGACATTGAGGACGCCCAGTACAAGCTAGAAAAGAGGCTAGGGCGTAGCGTCATGGTATTGGCTAGGAGACTGAAACATGAGGAGTTGATGAGATCTTAATGTCGAAACTCCCTACGGGGAGTCTACGTCTGGTGGCTCCAGGCGTATTGATAAGACAAGCCAACAAACTTTTTACCTTTGGAGGGTAACATGATTTACTTTAAGCACGTTGTAGAAGCCGACTGGGTCCCAACCTCTAGCGATACCCAAGTTGACTCCATTGAGAAGTTGGTAAACGATCAGCCAGAACCGCAAGATATATCTGCTGATATTCTCGGTGGTAAGAATACGCTATGCCAAAAAATAGCTAGAGGATCAGAGGTCTTGATGATTCCGTTCAATAGGGGACAGCTAGAAACAATGATCTTAGCTGATAAGAGCGAGGACCCTCTAAACTTCTGCTATGATGTCCTTACTGATCAGCAGCGGGAGGATTTTCTTGACTACTGTAACGACTGGGGGATCGGTGCAGAGGATTATGAGGTTGAGGTCACGCACACCATAACCTTCACCAGCAAGCACACAGTAAGAGCAGTAGATGAGGATGATGCTAGGGAGCAAATCTATGAGGGTGGATTCTCCTATGACGACGTCTACACGAGGGGTGAAGCTGATGGGTCCGAGGGTTCCTACTACGTTGAGGATTCGGACTATGACATTGAGTATGTCTACAAGTCGGATAGATAGAAGTTGTTAGATTCCTGGGGGCATGGTTGCAGACGTTCCTGGTTCGATTCCAGGCCCCAGATTGTTACAAAGAGTCCTAACCCCTCTCCAAAGGGTTCACGTCAAGGCTAGGGGCCCACAGTGGCCCCTAGTCAAAGGAGATTTAATAATGGAGTTTCCGATCTACTACCAGATCCTAGACATCCTAGGGATCACCCACTGGCTTATCGGGTTTATTTTCCTGGGTGGCCTCATCCTACTGGCTTTCCTTCTGGGTGCGAACTACGGCCATAGGGTGGCCACTGATGCCCAACATGAGGCCAATGCCCACCAGGACGAATTAGAGAGCCTACAGAGGATGCTGGACGAGTCCAAAGGGGTTACCCATGGATAGCGTTGCTTATGGCCAGGATGCCGAGGCTGTGGTGCTGATTCTATTCATTGGATTGGTGCTACTTCTAGGC